AACGGACAAAGGAACCAATAGCGAGTGTCCGGCTGCAGGGCTGGCCGTAGCGTTCGATTCGCCCTTCAACGCAGTCCCGAATGTGCAGGTCACGATTCTGGATGCAAGGCAGGGCGACGACTTGATTCTTGATACGCCGACGATGGACGGCTTTTCAATGCAGGTCATGAATGCAGGCGTCGGCGTGACGCGAAACATCAACTGGACAGCGCAGGGTTATTAACCAAAGAGGAAGGAACCGAATAATGTCTCAAAATTCTCTCGCTCTACCGACGACAGGCACGATTAGCGGCCTGGAGGTAGCTGAGCAGGTCAACCAGGCGCTCGATACGTTGGCGTCGCTGTCGTCAGGGCCGGCGGCGCCAACGAGTCCGCAGGCAGGTCAGCTTTGGCTTGATACCAGTGTGAATGGCGCATATACGTTGAATATCCGCAATAGCGCAAACGACGGCTGGACATTGATTGGGAAGATCGACTCGTTACTGTTTGGTGCGCTGTCATTGTCGGGTGGATCGATGACTGGGCTTCTGAAGCTTGCCAAGGGTGCGAACGTTGCCTCCGCCGGCACGCTGGACCTGACTTCTGTTACCGGAAACACGATACACGTCACTGGAACAACGCAAACAACTACAGTGGCAATGACTGCCGGGCAGTGGGTCCAATGTATCGCCGACGCCGCTTGGCCTCTGAAATACCACGCGACGAACCTGCAACTAAACACGGGCGGGGCAGACTATACCTGCTCCGCGGGAGATAGGATCTTCTTCTTTTCCGATGGCACGACGCTATTCGGCAATATTGTTCCGGCCAGCGGCATTTCTACTGCCATTACATCGAAAATCCAGCCAATCGCTGCCTCAGTTTCTGGTAACGCTCTCACGGTAACGCTCAATCCAACCCCGCTTGATTTTCGGTCCGAGACGCTGAACAGTGGAGTAGTCAACACGCGCAATGTCGGGTCTGCTATCTCCCTGACCGTTCCGTCTGGCGCACAGCTTGGCATCGCTTCCGGCAATAAAGCGCGTCTTGCGGTGCTCGCGATTGATAATGCCGGCGTAGTCGAATTGGCGATTGTGAATCTTTTGGGGGGAACGAACCTTGATGAAACTACGCTGATCTCTACTACCGCAATAAGCAGTTCCGCAAATGCGTCAAACGTCATCTACTCTGTCGCTGCACGAACCAATGTCCCATTCCGTTTCGTCGGTTTTATCGATGTGACCGAGGCTGTGACTGGAACATATGCTACTGCGCCCAGTTTGGTACAAGGCGCAGGCGGGCAAGCGCTGGCAGCGCTGTCCAGTTTCGGGTACGGACAGACCCGGCAGAATCTCACTGGCAGCCGCGCGATAGGCACGACCTATTACAACCTGACAGGGCGTCCCATCAGTGTTTCATTAATAGCGACAGTTCCTTATACAGGTTCAGCGACTACTCCTGCATTGAAAGGCACGGTCGCCGGAGTAGACGTGACCGGATGGAATAGCAACGCGTCACAGACAAACGTCGAAACGCTTGTCCTGCCAATTATCTGCCCCGGCGAATCGTATTCGTTCACTGGTTCCGCAACAATCATTTCTTGGTCTGAAGTGCGATAGGAACATCAATATGAACCATTTTAAAGACACCAATAACAGTTTGTATGCCCTGAGCGATGCTGATATTGCAAACGGCGGGATATCGTTACTACCACCGGGATGCGTCCAGATTAGTGACGCTGAAGCCGAAGCGGTGCGGTCAGCGTCAATTTCTATCGACTCGATTCGAGATCGTGCGATCGACGAGATTCGTCAACAACGCGCACCAATACTGAACGCCCTTGCCGGTATTGGTTTCGATGCGATCGACGCCAACGACACGGCGACGCAAGCCGGTGTGGCGCAAGCGCGCGCCGATCTGAAAGCGATCACGTCTTTGCCTGCATTGCTCGACGCAACGAACTACGATGACATGAAAGCAGCGGTAATGGCCCGGTATCGAGAAATAGCCGATGTAGCGCCGGCAACTGTGCAAACTGCGTTTCGTGAGATTTTTCCATGATGCGCTCATTCCTCCGATGGCTCGCTGTGCCGCTCTGGGTGCGCTACTTGGCAGCCATGCACCTGATAAAACTGCGTAACGCAGGGCTCCTGCCGACAGAATCAGAACCGTACGCAAAAGCCATCGTTGTGGCGGGCATCGTCGTCGACTGCATCTATAACTTGACCTGGGCATGTCTGTACTTCCGCGATTGGCCGCGTGAGCTACTCGTGACACAGCGATTGGAACGATACAAGTATGGCCGTGCATATCGCTTGAATCGGGCTGAAGGGTGGGATTGGGAAGACGTCGCAACGTGGAAGCTGAAGGCGATCGAGATTCGAGTAGCGCCGGCGTCAGACTGGCGCCTCGAAGAAACGTGCTGGCTGGAAGCGAACATGCTCGACGCTGCCGACCCAACTGGGCACCACCTTAGACCACCCGCATAGCGCATGCGCATGCCGCACGAATTGCTCTCGGCGCGTCAGCAGGAGCACGTTAGCCAGCAATCCAATCCTTGACCCGCTTCGGCGGGTTTTTTTATGAGGTCCGCATGTCCGATGACGACCAGGCATTACTGAAGCAACTGGTGGCCAGTGTGCAGCAGGTGCGCAGTGAGCTTGCAGAAAACACCCGGAAAACCGACCAGATCCTGAAAGGGTTCCCCGCCGGTGATCCGGACGGGCATCGACGGTATCACGAGGAGGTGATGCAGCAATTGGCGGAAAGGCGCCAGTTGCGGCACGAGCTGCTGACGCACTTGCTCAAGGCCGCATCGTGGCCGGCGTTGGCTGGCGTCTGCTTCGTACTCTGGAAGTATTTCAAAGCGCAAATCAACAGTTGAAAGGAGTTGCGATGAAAGAGTTTTTGAAAAATGCACGCCTATGGGGTGTATGGGTAATGTCTCTGGTTGTCCTGGGATGGCTGTTCTGGACCGATCCGGATCGCGGCGCATCGACGCGTGACATGTTGCAGAACGTGGCGGCGGCCGGCCTCGGCCTCACCTTCGGCTATCTC